TGGTATTGGAGCTTCAGAGTCCATTATATCCACAAGTTTCATAGCAGCCTTTGGAGCAGACTGTGCTAAGATGCCGGAGGCTAGTTCTATTATCTCATGTCTAAGTGCTTTAGCTACCTGCCAGTGTCCATTCTCAGCATAACCAGAAAGCTCCGCAGCTTTCTTTAGATCACCTCCCGTATCTACTAGATTATCCAAAAAGCTTTGTTGTTTGACTGTGAGTTCTTTATTCATTCTTATATATTATACACCCATATTGAGGTTTTGTCAAGTACTTTCTGCAAATAATCGAAAATAATTACGATTTTACTTGACAAAAGTTGAATTCAGGTGTATAATAGTCATATAGCCCCCGGCGATATATATAAATATCCCCCGCCCTAAAGATCTTTAGAGTACTTTAAAGTCCGCCCCAAACTACTTAACAATACTTCTGGTTAAAAATGTATATGATTTAGTATATATAGGGGTACTAGGGGGTGGCCTCCTGCCCTCCCTCGCGCACACGCGCACACGCGCGCACACACGCACACGCGCGAGCTATCTATAGTCGCACACACGCACACGCACACACGCGCACACACGCGAGCCATCTATATATGTACACGCACTCAGAAGAACTCAGAAGCACTCAGAAGAACTCTAGAGTAGAACACACAGAAGAACTCAGAAGCACTCAGAAGAACTCAGAAGCACTCAGAAGAACTCAGAAGCACTCAGAAGAACTCCAGAGTATATCGAAACAAGTTACCAGAGATTCAAGAGTCCTTTTAAGTCTCTAGAGTAATCTTTCTACTCTGGAATGCTTAATAAAATTATGGGCCTATTCTATTATCCTTCAATACACTCTAGAGGTTTCATAGAATCCCTGTGCTTAGCTTTAAAATCTTAGAGGTTATCTGGTATCAGTAAATTTAAAAGCTTATAGATGTCAGCTGAGAAATAATAATACCCACACAAAGTGTAGGGTTATACTGGTAGATAGGCATAAAAAAACCCAGCTGATTAGACTGGGTTTAATTACTACCGATTAAAGCTTAGATTGCTAGATGGTATAGCCGTGGATTTTAGAATATTGCGCGTTAAAATTATTCAATTCTCTTTTAGGCAATGATTCTTTTAATACCTCTAGGGAATTCCAAATTTTCTCTACTCTAGGAGTATCTTCTGATATGCCTAAATTATGGCAACGATTTACAGCATAACCATACTGTCTGCTTTTTTTATAACATCTATTTACTATGCTTTGATAAGCTGGATTGATTGCATCTATGCACATATAACAGTCTTTAAATTTAACCATTGTTTTATCCTCTATTTAATTGTGCTGGATAGTCAGAAGCTATTAGATCTTTTAAATCTCTATAGGTTTTCTCAGTAAAGAAAAAGCTTTTCACATTCTCTATAGAATTCCTGAATTGTTTACTTGTTCCCTTCGCTTTCAATGCTCCTGTTTTATGCTCATCTGTAAACCTTAAATCATTCTTATCAAAGTTTAATAGCTCGCTGGGTATTTTATACTCTCCTTTTGTTTCGGCTGTATTGAATGCCAGTGCTACTCTATGCCCAGCTTGAATAGCTCTAGCAGTTTTTCCCATTGAATAACTAGAAAATGCACTACCGCTAAAAGTTAAATCATAAGGGAATTTCATAGTCCCGAATATCTTTCTAGTCGGACTAGGCGTGGATATTCTGTGATAAATTTTAGTGTAATCATAAAATCTGATATGCGGCATAGATAGAATAAATTTCTCGAAATCTATGTCGGAAGTGCCATTCAATCTGATAGCCAATTTATCACCATGCGCTCTATGTTCTTTTTCGATATCCCTTCGCAATAGAGAATAAAATCTATCGGGATCTAATAAGAATAGAATTGTACGCCTAGATTTTGCTCGCTCGGATTGTGTCATACCTAATCTGCCAGAAGTTTCCAAACAATCTTTTATACAGCCAGATATTTTTGCGGCTGGGCATAATGTTTTTTTGGCTACCTTATTGGCTGGCTGTAAATAGACTACTGCAGTCATATATCCTTTTAGCTCTCCCATTTCTACTTTCGTGCTAGTTCCCAGTATTGGTAAATCAGAATTAATATAATCTAAATTTGATTTACCTTTATAGGTATCCAATGCCCATTCAATGGCAGATTGCTGTAACTCTATTCTACTGTTTTCTATTTGGGATTTAGTAATCATTATTTATTACCTCTATAGTTATCGACAATTGCGCTCATAATGCTCTTGTTCTGATGCGTCCCAGAATCCCCTATTTTCTATAGCTTGTTCTATCTGCTTTTCGGCCCATATTTCTGCCAATTCATCCTCATGCAATCCGTCACTGTTACCAGTACCAGCTTTCCAATTAGTACTAGTCCCAAATTCCTGTTCTACTTCGTAGTCTACTAGCTCTCTTAAATCTCTTTTAGATATCATTACTTATTACCTCGTATTTTTTTACTAGGAATTATTTGAATTTTTCCGCCGTTCTTTATATACACGGCCATAGCTTGTTTCAATGCCGCTCTAGTAACATCCTTGGGTTCTGGGTAAATATGTTGCATAGGTGAGTCCTCATTTAATTAAATGTAGGGACATTATAGAGCATATAGTAGAAAATGCAAATTTATTACCCATATAGTAGAAAGATATTTTATTATCTATTATCTGCCTATATATAGAGCGGTATGGAGCGGTATGGAGCGGTATGGAGCGGTATGGAGCGGTATAGAGCGGTATAGAGCGGTATAGAGCGGTATAGAGGAGCAATATGGAGCGGTATGTAGCATCAATATAAAATAAAGCTTGCAATTTAAAATCACTGCGCGTATACTAGTGACAGTTTCAAATAACTAGGAGCTGAATATGCAAAACCCAACCTACAATCCCTCCACGGAAGCGATTAACGCAGACGGCAAACCAGATTACGAAGGCCAAATAGTAAAATTTACCAGCCCATTTGGAGCGATACTATTTGATGTGGCTGAAAGAAATAAATATGGAACCTTAGTCTGGTCAGCCCTGCCAGTAGATCACCCGTTGTATAACAGCTAGTACCTAATCAACCAACCAAGAGGCAAACAATTATGAAGAAAATCACAATCGGAAAGCAGAGAAAAGATGGTAAATTCCCAGTGACTTACTGGTATCAAGGCTCTGAGAATATGTTCGGCGGTAGAGAGTGGCCTACTGTATTCAATAAAATTCACAGTGTCGATGCCATCGCTGACCATACACTCTATGAGGGTGACATCCTAGAGAATAACTCAGGAAAACCAGACGGATATTTTTGGAGATCATAGCATGAGAGACTATAACGAAATGACTAAGCAGGAATTACGAGAGCAGGTAGCTGTCGACACCGCTAAGTACATAAAAGCTGGCGGGAAGATTCAGAAAATCCCATACGGGAAGGGCGGTAACTTTCCTAAATCTGTAACTTTGCGAGGGCCAAAATAATGACTTATAACATAGCGGTTAAAAGAATCTATCGTAAGCCACAGAACAGCACAGTACGCAGGGATTGGAGTGCGACTGAGAAGCTAGACACAGGGGTAATGAATCGTTTACTGAGAGAATCAAGGCTACCCAGTAGAGGTAAATTGTAACAAATTGTTACAGGGTATTGACAACAGGAACTTAATATGTTAAGATGTCTTATAATTTAAATTGCAAAGGGCAAATGAAATGAGCAAAGAACAAATACAGAGGATAGATAGAGAGCTACGAATGGCTGAAATTAGTGGGATAGTTGATGATTTTAGTGATGCTGTTATGGATTACAATGAGAGGTCTTATTCAGCTTACTCAACAGCATGGCAACTGGGAGTCTATCAATCAGTATTAATGCAGATGCTAGAAGATAACGCTAAGTTACGGAAACAATTAAAGAAAAAGACTAAAGATATTAATAATTATTCCACTGACTAACTAGGGCTGGAGTTACTATGAGACTAGAGAACTATAAAGATTTTATGCAATGGCATAATGAGCTAGAAGAACTGCTCAAGAATCACGATTGGTACTACCTGTACAGTGATGATAACAGGGTGTATATCAAGGGTAGGGATGAGAGAGATAGAATTGATGAGCTTGTAACGAAGCTGGGTAAAACAGGACAGCGTTTATTTGAGGATGCTGTAACTTCTGCCCCATAACCGGAGAGTAAAATGAAACTAAGTACACTAGAAAAATTCATTCAAGATGAGAATGATGTGGCTCAGATTTTCAATGAGCTAGATGTGGACAATACCAAGCGATATGAGCGCATGGAATTCCCGCTAACACAAAGAGATGTTACTGCTATAGGACAACGGATAGCTTTTGAACTATCGCCAGAGGTGTTACACGCAGATGGTGAGAGATCCGCGCATGATGTATACGCTTCAAGCAAGTACTGGAACCAGCTGTACAGAGAACTTAAACAGTATGTACTTGATAACGATAAAGAAGTACAAGATATATGGGCTTTACACTAGAGGATTATGAGATGAAAGAATTAATTACTGAACAAGACCAGAAGGCATTCAGACAGTGGATAACTGATTGGTCAAAAGAATTTGAACGACAAAGAAATCAAGATGATACTGAGATACCAGAAGTACAGGACTTGGAGTAGGTTCTCTACTTACTAGGTACGTTAAGGAATTAATTGTGACAAATTGTAACAGGGTATTGACACGGGTTTATAAATATGTTAATATACTATTAAGTTTTTAAAACACATTAAGGAATTTTAATTATGATTGATAAAGATATTTTTGTAAAAGTTAAATCAGTTTATGGAGTTGATAGAGTCTATCCTGCTTGTGAAGTATCAGAGTTGTTAGCGCAGTTAGCAGGTAATAAGACTTTTAGCAGGGAGCATGTAAGAATCCTTAGAGAGATAGGCTTTGAGCTTAACCCCTCTAAGGTAGAAGTAGGTACGATACTTTAATTTTAATTTCAATTTTGCGGAGAATAAAATGCAAACAATTTATAGAGTTAGATCAAGAAAGAACAGAACTGGTATTTCAAGTGGGCCTGTGTTTTATGGCATACACTTTCTCAAGCGTAGCTTTTACTTTGAGAAGCCGAATGCCCTGAAAGAGATCAAGGTATCCGTTAGAGATAACAAGGGTTCCGAAGCGATCAATGAAGGCTGGCATGCGATCTAGTTGTAGCGTAAAGGGTTGTAAGAGTAAAGGTGTAGTCAGGTTTGGCGGAGGTAAAAGATACTGCGCTAACTGCTACACCTTCATTCTCTCAAGTTTAATGAAGAGAAAGAGAGGTCAAACAGCATGAGTAATGATGCGCTTGATGGTCTTGTTATTGTTTTTATCATAGCTGTTATGCTTACCAGCACAGTGCTAGGATACGCATTAGCAAGGCGGGGAATTGAAGAGGACTGTGCGCTTATGAATGCGTTCCGTATTGACGAGCGAGTTTATATGTGCATGCAAGAATACACTTATGAGGATTACTAGATGAATATAAGACAGATGTATGGTAACACTGTACACATCAACAAGCTAAGGTCAGCTGGGTATGGTGAAGCAGACTTTGATACTGAGATTATGCCGCTGTGGACTACCACTAGGCAAGAAGCCTATCGAGGTATAGAAGTTGAAGGACAACAGCGTCCAATGCAGATGGTTGTTGGTAAAGTGGTGTCTGTTAGACCAGATACTGGACACGTACTAGGCATTCATGGCAACCGTTACAAGGCGGTGAACCATAAGTCAATGATAGATATGCAACGCAGCATTATCGAGCGTTCTGATCTTGATGCGGCTGGTATTAGGGAACGTATTGTCACAGCTAATCATGGAGCAAGGGCTTATGTAACGCATGAGTTACCTAACCATAGTATTACTACTCCAGATGGAGACAAGGCAGCACTTAGTTTCCTAGGTACGAATAGCTTTGATGGTTCCTTTAGCTTTATCCTGAGTGCGGGAGCAAAGCAGGGGGCATGCATGAACATGCAAGTATTCACCAAGGATGCGGCTACCATGTACAAAGCTAGGCATACTCGATCACTTGATCTAGATCATGGTGCTAGAATAATCACTAAGGGTCTGGAGGTTATGGAAGCAGAGGTAGATCTGTGGCGTAAGTGGGCTAAGATAGGTGTTCCTTCTCATACGGAACAGGTTATCTTTGCAGCCTTCACTGATCTTAAAGAAGGCTCTAAGAATTCAGCGTACATCTACTTACTGAACAAGTATCAGAACCACTACAAGAAGGCGATGGGTGCTAACTTGTGGGCAGTATATAATACGCTCACTGATTGGAGTACGCATGCACCTACCCGTAGTAAGAAAACTAACGTGGCTAATCTTACAGTAAGAAGGCAAGATAAAGTACGAGAGTTTATCTCAGCTGATAAAGGCTGGGGTGCTAGTTTCAGTAAGGCAGCGTGATGCTGGACGAGACAACGTATGAAAATCTTGTCACTTATAGGGATGCCCTGTCAGGTGTCCCTTTTGAGAACTCAGATGACAGGGAATTCTTTGAAGCCTTGGAAGTTTTAATAAACTACCATGAAAAGAATTGTAACAAATTGTGACAAGGTATTGACATTAGTTTAAAATACTGTATAGTATTTAAAAGCCGTGACAGATAGTTACTGTCTAGTGTGATCCGCACGATAGAAGTGGACTGAGTACCCACAGGATCAGAGCTATCTGAAAATAGTCGTGATGGTAAAGCGTTAAGAAGTGTGGGTAGCGGATACCTGAAAGCAATCATAGTCACTTAGAGGGCTGTAGGAACAACAGTCTTTGTTCATAGTGAATAGACCTACTCCGTCCACACTTTTCCATAACTTTAAGGAGAAAGCATGGCATATTCAGACAAAGTTTTAGATCACTATGAGAACCCACGCAATGTTGGTAGGCTGGATGATAAAGACTCGAACGTTGGGACGGGTATGGTAGGAGCGCCAGCTTGTGGTGATGTGATGCGCTTACAAATCAAGGTGAATGATGATGGCGTGATTGAGGATGCAAAGTTTAAAACCTATGGTTGTGGATCAGCGATTGCATCTAGTTCATTACTAACTGAGTGGGTCAAGGGGCGTTCTTTGGATGAGGCTACTGAGATAAGAAATAAAGATATTGCCAATGAACTAGGATTACCTCCGGTAAAGATTCACTGTTCGGTATTGGCGGAAGATGCTATCAAGGCAGCGATAGCGGATGTGAAACATAAACGAGGAGACAACAATGGAACCTGAAACATTAGAAGCACTAGATATAATATGGGATACAATAGAAAAACATGACGAGGAATTAAACAATTTACTGGATCAAATTACAGAGGAAGATGATGAACAGCTTAACAACATCAGAGGCATTGAGTAGAATTTTTAATGCTATCGACACAACAGATGACTACTGGGTTATAGCATTCGATACGCTTGTAGAGAGGCTAGGCTTTGTGTGGGATAACGACACAGAACAGTTTGTTACACAGGATACAGGAGATGTAGTGTGATAATAGTAGGGTATGTATTGTTTGGTATACTTATTCTTGTGAACACTGGAATCTATGTACTTATTGGTGCATACTTTGATGGAACCCTAGATGATCTTGATAAGATGTATGGGATTTGTGAGGTAGAAGATGACAATAGGTGAGATGTTTTACAGCGACTTGGATGATGAGGTATGGCAGTATGAAATACATACCACTCCACCCGAAGCAATCCATTGGGCAACCTATAAGCTGAAGCTTAGAGATATAAAGGTTATCTCAACTGCTGCTAAGGAAACAAAAGACAGGGTACGTAAAGAGATTCTCAGGGACATAGAACTGTCAGACAGCGGAGAATCTAAGAGAGAAGGAAAATGGTGGAGATAAAAAAGAAACAACCAACAGTGTCTGAGCAGATGCAAGATGAACTGGAACCTATAGTTCACCAGCATCCAACGGAACATGATGAGTCAGATGATTTAGAGATGGTTAAGAGTATCAAGAAGGAACACCACATCTGTGTCAAGACCATCAAAGAAAAACCTGTTGACAAAGATAAGTAGATGTGATATAATATACATATAATTTAAATTGAGGAGATAAACATATGGCAGTTTTAGAAGGCACAGCATATTGGGCTAGTGTATTAGCACCTAATACTAAGTTTGAACCCACGTATTCGGTCAACCTTATAGTAGATCGTGAGATTATAGAAGATTACAAGCAGCGTGGATTCCGTATAAAGGAAATGGAAGATGTTGGTACTGCTCTTGTAATAAAGCGTAAGGTCAACTGGATTGATAAGAAGACGGGACAGACACGCACACGCCCTGCTCCTAAGCTGTTTGATAAATCCAAGCAACCTTTGGATTGTCAAGTAGGTAATGGATCAAGGGTTAAGGTTCAGTTCCGTGAATGGGAAAGTGGTGAGTGGAAGGGATTAGACTTCCAAGCTATGCAGGTACTAGACCTAGTAGAATACTCTAGTACTTCTAGCCCAGACGGAGCAGAGTTTGAGGCAGAGGAAGGCTTTGATGATGGGAATGAACTATGAAGTCCAAGCCTAAACAAAAGGAAGAGAAGCCTACTGTAATCTTTCGTACTGGGGAGGGAGACTATGATGTTTCCCTTTTCAGTAAGGAAGGTCAGAGGCAATACCTCTTAGCACAGCAAGCTATTAATGATTTGAAAAGTTTAACTGCTCAGTGTGAATTAAAAAAGATAGCTATCGCTTCACTACACGGCTTCATTCAAGAGAATGAGTGTGTTGCTGGGTGTCAGATAGAAACTCCTGAAGAGGGCTAGTCATGCCATTCATAAAAACTAATCTGCCCTGCCCAAGTTGCGGAGGCAGCGATCCTGTTGCGCTTAATAAAGATGGAACCGCATGGTGCTTTAGTTGTGAGACTAGGTTCCCTGATTATGATAAGGCATGCGAAGAGGACAGGACTTCTTTCCCAGTGCCTGATACTGCCAGCGATTTAAAGACATACAGGAACAACGCCATGAATGAAGCAGAGGGTAACTTTATAGGGCTGACAGACAGGGGAATATCTGCTGAGACTGCTAAGAAGTATGGGGTCAAGGCTATACAGCAAGGTGGTAAGATAACAAAACATCTGTATCCTTACTACGTGTCCAATGAAATCACAGCGTACAAGATCAGAGAATCCAACAAGATGTTTACTTGGAGAGGAAACTCACAGGGCAGTGGACTTTTTGGAGAGCAGTTGTTTCAGTCAGGAGGTAAGTACATTACTCTGGTTGAAGGTGAGTGCGATGCGATGGCAGCGTATGAACTGCTTGGTTCTAAGTGGCCTGTTGTATCTATAAAGAACGGGGCATCTGGTGCAGTAAGGGATGTGAAGAATTCACTGGAGTTCTTGGAATCTTTTGATAATGTAATTATAAATTTTGATAACGACAAGCAGGGTAAAGAGGCAGCTGTAAAAGTTGCTAGGGTTCTCAGCCCAGCCAAGGCCAAGATACTTAGCTTGACTAGTGACTTCAAGGATGCTAACGATATGTTGCGTCAGCGAAGGAACCAAGCGTATGTCTCCTTGTGGTGGAATGCTAAGACTTACACACCTTCTGGTGTACTAAACGTAAGCGACAATAAAGATAAGTTTAATAGTCGAGAAAGAAAAGACTCTGTTCCCTACCCTTGGAGTGGGCTTAATGAAAAGCTGTACGGTATTAGGCAGGGAGAACTAGTTACTCTTACTGGTGGAACAGGACTAGGTAAGTCCTCAATAACCAGAGAGATAGAACACTGGCTAGTCAGTCAGACAAGAGATAACGTAGGTGTGATAGCACTAGAAGAAGATTGGCGTAGGACTGTTGATGGAATACTCTCAATAGAAGCAAACGCTAGGCTCTATGTTGATCAGGTGCGTGAAGAGTTCACACAAGAACAGCTGGATGCTAAGTTCTCTAAGCTATTTGAGGGTGAGAACAAGGACAGGGTGTGGATACATGCACACTTTGGGTCTAATGATCTGGATGAGATCTTCTCTAAGATAAGATTTATGGTAGTCGGATGTGGCTGTAAGTGGATAGTAGTTGATCACCTACATATGCTTGTGTCCTCAGTAGCGGAAGGAGATGAACGCAGAAACATAGATAATATTATGACAAAGCTGCGCTCTATTGTTGAAGAGACAGGAGCAGGGATGATCCTAGTGTCACATCTACGAAGGATAGAGGGCAACAGAGGGCATGAGAATGGAGTTACTGTAGGGCTTAATCACCTTAGAGGTTCTCAATCTATAGCTCAACTGTCTGATTGTGTCATAGCTCTTGAACGTAACCAGCAAGCGGATGATTTGATTGAATCTAATACAACCCACTTGAGGGTGCTGAAGTCTAGGTACACTGGTGATGTCGGTATGGCTACACATTTATTATACAACAGAGACACAGGCAGATTGTCTGAGGTTGATGTGGAGGAAACAGATGAACTCACTGGTCTTTGATATAGAGACAGACGATTTAAACGCAACAAAGATATGGTGTATAACTACAGTAGATCCTGAGACAGAAGAGGTAAGATCATATTATAATGATTCTCTTTCTCAAGGACTAATAGCATTGGGGTCTACTAACAAACTAATAGGTCACAATATCTTAGGCTTTGATATACCTGTAATAAAAAAATTATGTGGTATTGATCTTTCCTGTAAGAAAATTGTTGATACTCTTACCATATCAAGATTGTTTAATCCTGTTAGAGATGGGGGTCACAGCTTAAAGTCTTGGGGTTATAGACTAGGCTTACCTAAGAAAGAATTTGAAGACTTCCAGAATTTTTCTATGGACATGGTAAAGTATTGTGAAAGGGATACACTACTTAACAAAAGAGTATACGATTATTTGAAGCTGGAGTCAAAGGGATTTAGTCCTGAGTCAGTACAGTTAGAGCAAGAGACTGCTAGAATTTTAAACGATCAAAGAGACAGGGGCTTTTTGTTTGATGATGAAGCAGCTTCCCTGTTAAAAGGAGAACTAAACGATAGGCTTACCTCTGTGGTAGAGGAAGTACAGAAGGAGTTCAAACCACACACATCTTACACTACACTGTATCCTACCTATACTAAGAGTGGAGCAATGTCTAAGATGGCAGAGGACTTGCAAACAGGTAAGAAGTCTAGGCTGACACCACAAGAATTTGAAACCATGCAGACTAATTTATCTGTTGTAAGGTCAGAGGTTAAAGAATTTAATCTTGGTTCCAGAAAACAGATAGGGGAATACTTACAGGAGTTTGGGTGGAAACCCACAAAGCTTACTCCTACTGGTCAGCCTATTGTTGACGAGGGTACGTTGAAAAGAATAAAAGGTATCCCCCAAGCACAGTTGATTGCAGAGTTTTTAATGTTACAGAAAAGGATAGCACTGATTGGTTCTTGGCTGGATGCACAACAGGAAGATGGTAGGGTGCGTGGGTTTGTTAATCCTAACGGAACCATCACGGGACGCATGACCCATCGTAGTCCTAATATGGCTCAGATTCCTAGCGTGTCCTCTCCTTATGGTGCAGAGTGTAGATCCTGTTGGACAGTACCAGAGGGATATAAACTTTTAGGCATAGACGCAAGTGGGTTAGAGTTAAGAATGCTTGCACACTACATGAACGATAAGGAATACATAAATGAAATCCTCACCGGAGATATACACACCACTAATCAGCAGCTTGCTGGGCTTGAATCAAGAACTCAGGCAAAAACTTTCATCTATGCCCTCATATACGGAGCAGGAGATAAGAAACTTGGAACAGTGGTTGGGGGAAACAGAAACGATGGTAGAGAACTTAGAGAACGTTTTCTTACTAATCTCCCTGCACTTAAAGAGCTTAAAGATAGAGTTACGAGAACGTCAGCAAAAGGATTCATTAAAGCATTAGATGGAAGGAAGTTATTCATACGCTCACCACATGCTGCCCTGAATACTTTATTACAGGGAGGTGGTTCGATAGCTATGAAGAGAGCGTTGATAAGTTTAGATAATAAATTTAAATCCAAGCCTGTCTACATCCAACCTTTAAAATTTAATAAGGGGTTTGTTGCTAACATCCATGATGAGTGGCAGATAGAAGTTAACGAAGAACATGCTGACATGGTAGGAAGATGGGGTGTTGATAGCATAAGAGAAGCGGGAGAATACTATAAACTTAATTGTCCTCTTGATGGAGAGTACAAGATAGGGAGTAGTTGGAATGAAACGCACTAAAGTATATACAGTTTGGGCTGAAGAATATGGTTGTGATGATTGTTGGTTTCCTATGGAACATGCACAAACAACAAGCATTAGACAAGCGGGTAGAGTTCTTGTAAATCTAGAAGAAAGTTATCCTCAATATAAAAGACCTAATATAACTGTACACTATAAAGAAGATGAGAAAAAAGAAGATTATGATATTTATGATCTTTGCACTTGGACAGGTGAACTTACCTTAGTAGAGGGATGCAAATGAAACGCATTGATGACGCTGAAAAGATGGGTGATTTATTTAGAGATTCAGAACCTACAAAAAGTAGAGTAGGAGATCTATCAGAATACTATGCTGTCACTTGGTTGTGGGATCAAGGCTATGAAGTATTTCCAAATGCAGGTAGTCAAGGCATGGCAGATATGGTAGCTTGGCATCCTGCTACAGAAAAATTTATATTAATAGATGTTAAAACTGTACAAGATAGGAGTAAGAAGCAAGGAGATCCTATGAGAACTAAACGACAGACTGCTAAAAATATAAAAATTCTTTTATATAACAAGGACACTAGACAACTTAGATTTGTGGAGCATAGAGATGAATGATATAGTAGAAGATATTTATAATGCACTTGACCCCTTATCAGAGGGAAAGCCATTAGATATTTCTGATGAAGAGATAGAAGAATTTGGTGAGAGAATGAAGGGTGCGCTGCGTTCTTGGGCAAGGCCAGAGAAGAGAGACTCTTCCTTTACATTAAGGATGTCGAACATAGGTAAGCCACTAAGAAGGCTTTGGTTTGATAGTCATAGGGAATTAGACAGAGAGAAGCATTCTCCTAAAACATTTATTAAATTTCTTTATGGTCATTTACTGGAGGAAGTAGTTCTGATGTTATTGAGGATGACTGATAACGATGTAGACTCAGAACAAAAACAAGTTGTAGTAGATGGTGTATCCGGTCACATGGATTGTAAAATAAACGGAGAGGTTGTTGATATAAAGACAGCATCTGGATTTGCTTTTAGAAAGTTTAAGGCTGGAACATTAAGGGAAGACGATCCGTTTGGATACATTGCACAGTTGGCTGGCTACGAAGAGGCCGAAGGTACAGACAATGGAGGCTTCTTGGTAGTTAATAAAGAAAGTGGAGAGCTTTGCTTTTATAAACCTGAAGAGTTAGACAAGCCCCCTATACGAAACAGAATACAAAACATTACAGATGTTCTTGGTAAAGATGCTCCCCCTCCAGCCTTATGCTATCGTCCTGTTGCGGAGGGTAAGAAAGGTAATGAGAAAATACATAAGAACTGCGTGTTCTGTCCTCACAAAGTTGAATGCTTTAAGGATTCCAACGCTGGTAAAGGACTTAGAATTTTTAAATATAACAAGGGGTTATCTTACTTTAGTAAAGTTGTGTCTAAGCCTAGAGTGGATGAGGTTATTGCGTGAACGGAAGGAACGCTAAGCTAATTAGGAAGAAATCTAAAGAGCTTATTGTGGATTGGTTAAGAACTTTGGTTGACACAGAGCAGGGGAAATGTTATAATATAGATAATGCCTTGTCATTTTTACCAAAGCAAACGCACTTGTTCTATCAAGACGGAAGCTACCATTTAAGTTCGCACAGTTATAGATGGTTTATAAAAAAGGTTAAGCGAATCTATAAGGAGAGTGGAGTGTTACCAAAAACTTTACGAGAGTTAAATGAAAATTAGAAAAGGATTTAGAAAACAAAGGGTTGTTAGACCTAAAGAAAAAGATGTCCCAACCAGTTATGATTCTAACTGGGAGTATGCTTTACATCAGGGTGTTTTAAAATCTTGGGAGCATCATGGAGATAAGGTTAAGTACACCATAGATCATGTGTACCATCCTGACTTTATAAAAAAGATTGGTAGGAAAATAATTTTCATAGAAGCTAAGGGAAGGTTTTGGGATTACCAAGAATATAACAAGTATACTTGGGTAAAGAAAGCCTTACCCCCTAACACTGAGTTAGTTTTTTTATTTGCTGATCCGTATGCTCCTATGCCACAAGCTAAGAAGAGAAAGGACGGTACTAAAAGAAGCCATGCTGAGTGGGCAGAAGCAAACGGATTCACTTGGTACAGTGAAGATACATTACCTAATACGTGGGTGGAACAGGAGACACTATGAGTATTGATGATGCTACACCGCAAGAGTGGGATGAAGTCACTAGAAAATTAAGAGAAGATAAAACATATGGAGATGATGTTGATAGTCCATTCCACTATAACAATGGTAACATAGAATGTATTGATGCTATTAAAGCAGCCTCAACCAAGGAAGAGTTCGAGGGTTATGTTCGTGCTAATGTATTAAAGTATGTATGGAGATTTAGATACAAGGATAATATAAAAGATTTAAGAAAGGCAAGATGGTATCTCGATAAACTAATAGACAGCTTAATGAAGCCAGAGGAATAGAACAATGTGGGACAGGAAGGCTGAAAGGATTGAAAAGTACCATAAGAAAAACAAAAAAGATCAGAACAGAAAACAACAACCTAAGCACAAAAAGAGAAGGACAAAGGATCGGGACTATGACCGACAATAAAATAGGGGAGCAAGATTATCTTGGTATAAAGATAAATTATGATAAGGAAAAAGTTTTAGATTCTTTCACTTTATCAACCCTAACAGACAGATATTTATGGGGGAATGAGACTCATGCTCAAGAAGCTTTTGCTCGCGCCAGTATATTTGGTGCTACTTATAAGGGACATACTGATTATGCTCTTGCACAGAGACTTTATGAATATGTCAGTAATCGCTGGTTCATGTATAGCACTCCTATCCTTAGCAACGGAGGAACTAGCCGTGGCCTACCTATCAGCTGCTTTCTTAATTTTGTTCCTGATTCCCGCACTGGTTTATCTGATCACTATGATGAAAATATATGGCTCGCTAGTGGAGGTGGAGGCATCGGTGGATGTTGGAGCTATGTTAGGAGCAATGGTGTGGATACTGCTAACGGTAGTAAGTCTACTGGTTCTATCCCCTTCATGCATGTAGTTGATTCTCAGATGCTGGCCTTTAATCAGGGCATAACAAGACGGGGGAGCTACGCCGCATACTCAGATATATCTCACCCAGAGATAGAAGAGTTTATTAACATGAGAAAAACCACAGGCGGGGATTTAAATAGGAAGTGTTTGAATATCCACAATGCAGTAAGTATTACAAATGAATTTTTAGAGGCCGTTAAAGAGGATGATGATTGGAGACTGATAGACCCTAAGACTAACGTGGCAGTTAAAATAGTTTCAGCGAGAGACTTGTGGTTCCAAATCATTCAAGCAAGAATGGAAACCGGAGAGCCATACATTGTTAATTTAGATGTATGTAATGAGGCACTACCAGTAGAACAAAAGAAACTAGGCTTGGAGATAAGACAAAGTAATCTTTGTTCTGAGATTACCCTACCTACAAATGAGGAAAGAACAGCCGTGTGCTGTCTCTCAAGTGTCAACCTAGAACACTTCAATGAGTGGTCTATTGTAGATACTTTTATTTCTGATCTAATAACAATGCTAGATAATGTTCTTGAGCATTTCATTGACTCTGTAAAAGACAAAAGCGGCTACTCTAAAGCTGCTTATTCTGCTATGAGAGAAAGGTCTGTAGGTTTAGGTGCTATGGGATTCCATAGTTATTTACAAGAGAATAATATACCATTTGAAAGCATGTATGCTGCTTCCTTCAATCACAAAGCGTTCTCTTTAATTAAGGAGAGAGCATTGGCTGCTACTAGAAAACTAGCAGAGGAGCGTGGAGAAGCACCTGATATGGAGGGGAGTGGTAGAAGGAATGCACATTTACTTGCAGTAGCCCCTAATGCTTCCAGTTCTATCATCTGTGGTGGAACTAGTCCTTCTGTAGAACCTTTCAGGGCTAATGTGTTTACACACAAGACCTTGACAGGAAGCTTTAAAGTTAAGAACAAATATCTTGAGGATGTATTGTTTGAGCTTTATCCAAATAATAATAAGAGAGAAAAGATATGGAGAGACATTGCAGCACATGATGGTTCAGTACAGCATTTGGATATGCTGCCAGATAGTGTAAAGGAAATATTTAAAACTGCTCCAGAGCTAAATCAAATTTGGATTATAGAACATGCTAAAAATAGACAGGAATATATTTGTCAAAGCCAGAGTATAAATTTATTTTTTAAGACTCCCCCGATAGAGGCAGAGCAAGAGACACATGATGATTTTCTACAATATGTAAATGATGTACACTGGGCAGGAGCGCACCAGTTAAAATCTCTTTATTATTTACGGTCTGGTTCTGCTAGGGGTGCAGAGAATGTGAACACAAAGATACCTAGAATAAAACTAGAGGAGGACGGCTGTATAAGCTGCGAAGGATGAAAAATACAAATCCATTTAAGGTTGGCTTGGCGGTAGTGGGGTTATTTGGGGCGGTGTTCTATGTTACATTTGATCCTATAACAATTATTTCATACATATTATATATCTTCATGGCCTCGCTAATGCTTCCATTAATATGGGATTTCTTATGAAAAAGAAAAACACTATCGTTGAAATAAGATGGGAAGATGCTTGGGTAGATACAATAGATATTACAATACCTGAAGCCAAGAAGTTAAAACCTGTTACAAGAACCACTGTTGGTTGGAGAATTTCTGAGAATGATAAAGGAATTGTTTTAGCCACAGACTATTTTAATGACGATAAGAAACATATAAATACTCCTATGTATATTCCTTGGGGAATAATACTGGAGTATTGGGAGTATGAGATAGATGACACTGATAATAGCTAGTTTTATTTCTGTATTTGTTAAAGCTTTTCAGCAAAGGAATGTAGCTTTTAATAATTATATCTCTGTACCGTTCTTTAGTTTTGGAATGACCTTTACAGAAGTATATATTATTCTAAATATAGTTGAGCTTGGGGCAAGTTGGGATGTGATATGGAGGTTAGCAATAGGAGCAATTTTAGGTTGCTGGACTGCTATGTATTTACATAACAAATTACATAATAAAGGAGAAGATAAACTTGAAGATATACTTAAAGTTAAAAAAGGAGGGCATGGTTGGTGAGCCTTCTAAAAACTAGGAGTTATTATAAACCTTTTGATGACCCGTGGATGTTCGATTGTTACGTCCAGCAAAACCAAATGCATTGGTTGCCTGAAGACGTACCACTTCACAACGATGTTAAAGATTGGCAAGACATGGAAGATTCTGAAAAGAATTTATTGACACAGATATTTAGATTGTTCACGCAGTCTGATGTAGATGTGGCCTCTGGATATGTTGATAATTTTATGCGAGTGTTTAAGAAACCAGAAGCAAGAATGATGATGTGTTCTTTTGCTAACATGGAATCAATCCATCAGCATGCCTACTCTCTTCTTCTAGATACGGTTGGGATGCCAGAAACAGAATACAGAGCATTCGCTGAGTATGAGGCCATGTCTAATAAGCATGATTATCTATCTAACACAACAATGCAGGTAACTAAAAAAGAATCTATTGCCAAGAATCTTGCAATCTATTCTGCCTTTACTGAGGGACTGCAACTATTCAGCAGCTTTGCAATTCTTTTAAACTTCCCTCGCTTTGGAAAGATGAAAGGCATGGGTCAGATTGTAACCTATAGTATTAGAGATGAGTCTCTACATGTTGAAGCTATGACAAAATTATTTAGAGAGTTTATACAAGAGAACATAGATCTTTGGACAGACGATTTGAAAAAAGAAATATATCAGGTGTGTAGGGATATGGTAAAGCTAGAAGAAAAGTTTCTAGATTTAGTATTCCAGATGGGAGACATTCAAGGGCTTTCAAAGAAAGACATGTACCAATACATTAGATATATAGCTGACAGAAGACTGCTACAGCTTGGACTTAAACCTAACTTTGGCGTTAAAGACAACCCGCTGACTTGGTTAGATGAAGTTCTAAGTGTTGAGCATCAGAATTTCTTTGAGGGCAAAGCCACTTCCTATATGAAGGCAGGATTAAAAGGCAATGTAGAAAACATTAATTTTATGAGTATATAATATGAGTAGTGAAGAAGGGAATCTAGTATCTTTTAAAGTTTTCTTAGCTAGGGACGGCAGTATAGTTTCTGAACTAAAACACCTCCCTATATATGAGGTTGATAGTCTTTTTAGTGAGGAAGATGTAGCAACAATAGCAAAGATAATAAGAGAGGGGCTTAGGAAACTAGAGCCTTTACATAAACATTTAGAGAAAGAAGTTCAAGCCATACAAAGTGAGGACATATGACAGAAGAAATTAAATATGTTTTAGCAAACACAATCCCCTCTATACCAGATCAGAGGGACATCCCCTATCGCTCTCCTTATAAACCAGAAGATTTACCTAGCTCTGTAGATATGAGGGAAGACGTTTACGAAATAGAAAACCAAGGTTCAATAGGAAGCTGTGTGGCAAATGGAGTAGCCAGTTCCTGTGAGCTTATAGCTAATAGGAATGATAAGCCTATAGATTTAAGTCGCCTTTTTCTTTATAACGCTACTAAGGTTTATGAGGATCGTTTAGGGGAAGCAGGGCTTTATACTAGGGATGCCTACCATGTAGCTTACAAGCAGGGAATGCCAACAGAAGAATACTACCCTTATGATATATCTAAAGATAACATTGCTCCCTCCGAAGAGGACTACAGAGAAGCTTTCAATAATAGAATAGATAGGTATGAAAACGTAGTTCAGTGGAATACTATAGACAGTGTTAAAAAAGTTAATACTATTAAATCCGCACTCCACGAGGGAATGCCGGTTGGGTTTGCCATGATGATTACCCCTTCTCTAATAGACTTAAAAGGTTCTTGGAAAGAACATAAGTATAAAGGAGTTGACAGAGATAACACAGGACTTGGTGGACACTATATGCTGATCGTAGGATACGATAATAAAGAAGGGAAATTCTTAGTACAGAACAGTTGGGGAACTTCTTGGGGTGATGGAGGCTACTGTGGATTACCTTATGGTATAGTTAGTGAGCCTTTCTTTGAAGCTTGGGTAGCTAGAAGTTTTAAAGGAATGGAAGTGCCAGAGACTACTGGTTCTAAGGTAGACTTTAAGAGTAAATATGTGCTTGAGGCTAGGATTGTACCAGAGAAAGAAGACATAGGTAAGACTGTTAAGGTCTGGATGGGAGGGATAGATACAGAAGGTAATGTCTATATCAAGCAACCAGTTCCTAGTATAGAGGGTAGTGTTAGTGGCATGCCGGACTTGTGGCTACCTGTAGAAGAATCAGGCTTAGTTCCTGTACAAGAAAATTATGTGTTGGATAACGACAACCATATTAAAGTAGTTAATTGGCTGGACTTATCTAAATTTAAAGGCGCTGAAATTTATGTTGGCTTTGGTACTGATGAATTTAATATGAGAGTAGACAAGATAGTTACTCTTTAATTAATGTAGCTCATCCGGTTCTCCACTGAAAACCATATCAGGATCAGACATAGCAAGAAATTGAAACTCAAACATCTTCCTAAACTCTTCAAAGGGAAGGGCATCTAGTTTATTCCCTGCATGCGCTCTTGCATAAATCTGGTATGCTGCACCTAATTGGACTTCTGTATATAAAGCTAACATAGAATGCACCTTTAGTATCTATTAAATAATTGATCTACAGAACAAGTTGGTTGGTGTCTACAGGTGTTTAAATTATCTTGGAATATTAAAGGTTCCACCCATTCAAATTCTGGGTAGATAGGAACATCATTTATATAATATACAAGATCACTTGTAGAACATCCTGTCAACGCAACTGTAAGTAGTGCAAAGACTGTCTTCATTTTTCGGCTATCATCCTCATCGTTGTTAGTTCTTCGTATTTCTCTTCATCGAGATGGGTTATTGCTAACCATGCATGGGTCATTTCATCTCCAGTTCTGCTTCCACCAACAACCCACTGATCTGGATCAGGGTTATTAGGGTTGTTCGCTGTGTTATCATACCATTGCTTCAGTACTAAGACTGCTCCGGTTGGAACCAAGGGCGCAACTGCTGGATCATATATATGACTATGATGCCATGTGGCACTCCAGTTAGATACTTGGCTTATGGCTTCTGTCCTTCCTGTTTGTGGATAAAATATTTCAAAGCTGGCTGCATTCATACGCAAATGCCCATGTGGTTGCCAGCTATCTATCCTAACTGGGTGATCAAAACTGTGGAATCCCTGAGTCATGTAAGTACTATTGGGCGGGATAACAATGTCTTCTTGTTTTCCGATCCGATATAGGCTCAAGTCCTGCTTGTACGTTAGTTCTTTAGATTCTTCTGGACTATATAACCACATCCCTATTTCTACTACGTTATCTTCTATTACTGTTCCGGGAGCTATAGTTCCTAGTCCACCGGGAAACATATGAATATCCCAAGCTATCTCTGCGTTAGCAGGTATAGTTCTACACACACCATCAGGAACTATCTCACCCCATTTGCCCATAGCATATTCAGTAAGCATTCCAAACCTTTCTCCGTCTACAAAGACTGAGGAGTTAGCGTGATGGACTACGCTTTTTGCATCGCCTCTTGGCTTAACTTGGATTGCCTTGATGCAACGATCCTCCTCCAAACCGCTAGAAACATTATGTTTGTGCCACAGATCATTACCAGTTGCTGGAATGTCTATAGCTATAGAGGGTATGACTATTGTAGGTTCTCCAAAGTCTTGATAAAAACTCCACTGGTCAGGATCAGGGAGATCAGGAGGTTGAACAACCCTGTCTGTATCTCCATACTCCGATCCACCATTTACCCACGCCACTACAGTATCTATATCCTCTTGAGAGAGTCTCCAATCTCCGTGAAGCTCTTGGATACCTATCCCACTATCATATGAGTATGGGGGCATCTCACGGTTAGCTACCTTGTACTGTATCAAGGGACTCCAAGGCCGCACCTGCTCATAGTTCTCAAACTTCATTGGGCCTATACCGCCCTCACGATGACAGACTACACAGTTATTATTTATAATAGATGCAACATCATCTACATATGTAGGTTCATCTGAATATACTTTACTGGCTGATACCAGCAATATAGTAGCTATTATTACACCAAGTAATGTTCTCATATTAGTAACTCCATATCCACGGCCTATGCCTACCTATTGAGGATTCAACGTCATCTAAATGTATAAATCTTCCGTTGCTTCCTTTCTGATTAATCCCAATCCCTGTAAATCCTGCCTCTAAAGCAGCTTCTAAGAGCCTGTAAGCCTTGTCTCCCATCACCCCTATATCCATTGCATGCCCTGTAGAATGTGTACCAGAGGTCTTCTTACGAGCTTCTATGGGGTGTTCTGGACAACGGTAAGCACTATTGACAGGGAAAGGAAAGTCTAGCTTCTCACGCAGAGCCTCTATCTTTTTCATAAATTCCTCATCCATTCCATTAGCTCCACAGTGGGAGCATTGAAGTTCTTTGGGGGTGAAGTATTTCATGGTTCCAATAAACCTTTAGCGTAAAGAAGGGCAGCAGGTGTTTTATGTATTTCGGGATAGTAACTTTCTGGTAGATCATTATAGTTTGTTATTAAGTTCTGACCTACTTGTGGCCCTCCCTCTGGATAGCCCTCTTTAAAATCATTTATAATTTTATCTTCAAACTGTTCTAAAGAAAGACCCTGCCTATTTGACTCTATACCATAGCTGTTATTCCATCTATCTAAATGTTCTGTTCTTGGATCTCTCCCAGCCAGCCAAGCCTTCTCTGCCCCCCGATGCTCCCTCCCTTGGAGGATAGCACGATGAGGGCCAGCAGGTTGATCAAAAGACAGTAAGGCATGGTTGATTGCGTTATAAGGCTCCTCATCTACTGTAGGAGGAAGACCATAATCATCTCCACCAAAATCACCGCCCTTCCGTAGCTCATCAACAGTTAATTTACGGTCTATTATTTTCCTTTCATCTTCGCCCCATAAATATTTTGTCTTTGCATCATCACCTTCTTTCCACTCAGGGTTTTTTTTCCACAGAACCCACTCAACTCTGTTACTTTCAGGAAGCACACCCTCGTCCACCATTCTGTTATTTAATTCTGTAGCATTCGCATGGCTATTTCGAGCATACTGTGGCCCACGGCCTACTAATTTTTTCAAGGATGCGAGTAGTCTACCTATCAAACCTCCCTCATCTCTACGAGTTCTTTTAAGACCTCCTAGAACTTTGCCTCCACTTGAGAAGTATGTAACACCTCCATCTGTGGTTTTTATTTGATGTGCAGGATGCCTTAACTCTCTGTAAATTGGCTTCCTTGCAAGAACCTTTGCCCCTACCTGTACAACACGTTCAGCAGAACCTAAAGGTTTTCCGTTTGCTTTATCATAGAAAAATGAATGTCTATCAGGATTAAAACCAACCTCTACCCACTCATCAGAAGCGTCTGCCTCAAGAGCCAAACTACGTGCATCTTCTGGAGATATGTCGTTCCAATTACCCTCTATCCTAGCTAATGGGCCTTTCGCTGTTCTTTTACCAGATGGGGTTTTTGTACCTACCCCAACCTTTGCAAAAAACTCAGGGCTAGAAGTAAATTCAACATCATCTAAGACAGAAGTTTTACCGTAGCCTATTGCTTTACCTTTTATTCCAACTTCATGTAGAGCAACTACCCAAACATTATTATCTTGGTAAGCATTTATATCTAATCTTGAACCAACTCTTTTACCATGACGAATATTTGAATTAAGACCTATCAATCCTTTCTGCACTAGACTTCTATTTAAAGCTGCTGCAATAGTTTTATAAGTATCTAAATTAGGAACACCCTCTATAGGTTCTATAGGCATTAACCTATTGACATTTGCAGCGTGTTCTTCGGGGGATATTTTTCCGCCTTTTAAATCTATAATTGATTGCTGTAATTCAGCCACTTCTTTTCTTGGAAATCCTTTAGGTAAACTTTCTTTTAGGGCCTCTGCTTCTTTTTTAGTTAAAAGATATGGGTTATCTAAATCCAACTCAGAAACGCTTGCATCTGGATATTTTGGTTCAGTAAGTTTTGATACATCAAGAGCATCATCAGCTACTTGAGAAGCTTTTGGTGCTTGAGCAGACTTTGGAATTTCTCCGGCATAAATAGCATGACCTTCAGCTTGTCCTGTCAACCGCATTAAATCTGGATCTAGTTTAGAGGCATCAATTTTTATAGCATCAGGAATATAAGAAGGATCTTGGGCTAGATAAATGGCCTTTGTTGGAGGAGTTTTGGTTTTAAGCCACGGATTGTCTCTTACACGATCTCCTCGACCAACTTTAGCAGGAAAAGATTCTGGTAGTAGTATATCAAATTCTCGATGGCTATAAGGTAATATTTCCCCCCTTTTACCAAACTCTCGACCTCTTATAGAATGATACCAATATCTTGGTACGGTACGAGTAACACCAGAATTAGGATTTCTACCAGATGGAATTTTTATAGTATCTCCTACTACATCATCAGCCGCAACAAATTTACCATCAACAAGTTTATAATCTACATCTCTAAGCTGATAATCATCTAATATATCATATATTTGAGCATTTACTCCCGCCGAATCACCTAACCCCATATCATATGACAAACGAATATTTTCTTCAAAAGTATTAATTTCATCTGGAGTATATCCTCTATCCTCAGACCACTTTCTTGGATTTGAATAATCAATTCCCCCTTTTTCATCTAGTAAATGTGAAGGTATAGGACTGTGTTTTTCTTCTAATAATACTTTTGTATTAGTTCTAGCGAGGGCATATGCTTTTGATTTAGTAATTGCATCTTCAGCCCCATAACCGACCTCTATTATATTATTAATTTTATTAGCAGCCTCTTGTGCCTGTTTAATATTTACATTTTTTCTAGAACTTTTTAAAATAATATTAGTTAGTTCATCTACATCATCAGCCTGTTTAAAACTAGTCTTGAACTGGTCTTCTCTGAACAGTATATAAGAGTTTCCTCCGGCCTTCTTCTCTGATGCCCTTGCAAGCTCTCCTAGATTCTTATACTTGATGCTGTCGAATCCCAAGTCCTCTAGCATTGTCTTGGTTATCCGGTTTATTTCGTGATCGTAGGCAGAATTCAAAAGCTTTCCTGAGTTCATGTCCTTCTTACGGACAATGGAATTTATTTGTCCTGCTGCGTCATCCACTATTTTTGTGAACTGTGCTTCGGGTAGGTTTACTTGATCATCCAAGGCTTTTATAAAATCGTCAGCCCGTTCAGCCAGCTTGAGATTACCAGTAAGGTCAGAACCTCCTAAGAATTTAGAAGGATTCCAATTAATAAAGTCTGTGTCTAGGACTAAAGGATTCTTTACGTTTATAAATCCTTTTTGTAGTTTAGGTTCGACACCTATTGGAACTATTTCATTTAGTTCTTTTGCAAGAGAATCATAAATTTCATCAGGAACACCTTTCTTACCAACTAAATCTAAAGCCTCATCTCGTAGGATTAAATCGTCTGCTGCTTTATAATAACTTACAGCTGCTTCTTCTATAATAGTTTCAGCATTAGGGTGTGTACCCCGCATCATTATATTTTCGGCCTGACCTTTAGTCCCTACATGAAAGCCTAGTTCTCTTGGAACAGCAGATGATAGTGGGTTATCGTATCTAGTCTCAGAGAAAAAACTACCATTGTATTGAGGACTTTTTTCTGTAGAGCCTTCTAGGAACTCTTGCTTGGTAACGGTAGCAGACTCAGGAGGCTTATCAGATACACGGGGAATATCATCAGTATATTTTTTAACTAATCCCATATCTTCTTCAGGGATATTGTTTAATTCATCATCAAGTTCTTTGGCTATTTTGGTTTCTGATTCTGTTCTAGCCTTCCAGTATCTATTATCTGGTTGTGTAACATACTCAACATTTCTTCTTTGATAATTAGCAATATCTTTTATTTTTAGATTAGGATCTGATAGATTAAAAATATCTACAAGATCATCTTTTTCAGATATACTAAGGTTATTAAAATCATTAAGTGTTAGATTTTCTTCCTCTTCCAAGTATTTAATAAACTTTCCTTCATCATCTACTTTTACTCTAGTCGTGGAATAATTAGGAGAATTAGGATCTATAAAGTTTTTAGGTTCTCGGTATCTAAATTCTCTAAGGGTTTCTTTAGCTCCATCATCTGGGCTAAGTCTTGTAACAGGTCTAGTGTCGGTAACAACATCATCTACACCTCTTACAAGTCTTTGAATAATAGTTCTTAGACCTCCGGCTACAAACTGCAAACGATCCTCTTCGTCTACAAAGGCTCCTCCAGCCTGTTGATCATAAGGTAATCCGGTCATCTTATCTATACGCTGATCAGGTTCTTCAGGAGCTTGTGGAACGCTTACAGATCCTCCCCTATCATAAGCTTTCTTACTCATCCTCTTCTTCTTCTGGAATATGTAAGTTAGTATATGTCATTCTACTATATCTTTCACGAAACTTTAGATAAATATCATCATAAGAAACACCTTCTTCAAGAACTGATCTTTCAGCTACACTCTTTAATAATGAATCAGTAACTGTTTCTGGAGTAAACATACCACCTAATATATTCTCTGCAAAAGTGCTGGGTATATTTCGTTCTTCAAAGAGATCTCTTAAATTATTATCATTAATAAAATATTGGGCTGCTTTTACTTTTCTAAATAGTTCTTGTTGAAGCTCATATCTATTACGTTGTCTAGTAGAATAGGCATTAAGAGTATTCTCCATAGGAGTAGCATAGTCTCCTCTTACAGTTTTGAGTCTTCCTTCTTCTCTTCTATAGTTAGTAATTGCAAACTCTACCTGTTCTTTAGGATTGAATTCCGAAAATCTCATACCAGAAACATTTGCTAATATTTCAGCATTCAAATTATGTTTAGGAAGACCTGTATATGGATTTACTGCTCCTCTATTAGCATCTATTAAACGCTCTATACTATTAGCAGAACCCGGAATTAAGTTATCTAGCGCATAGCCAACAGCATTAGTGGCTCTTTGTAATGGCTCTTGTTCTACTGGGAATATAGATTTACCGTCTGGGGTTTCTCCGTTTGGATTTCTATAAGCGTAATATAAGTCTGTTATTGTTTGTGTAAAAATAGCTTCTGAAATAAAAGGACTTGCTAACTCTTTAAGGGCTACAAAACTTGCTTCAAGTATTCTTTCTGAAATATCTTCGCCCTCTAGTTTTCCTTGTTCTGCATCAGCAATTAATAAAAGTAATGGCTCTTTTATTGTATTATAAGCGTCTACATATTTTGTATCTGCTGAAAATATTTGGCCTGTTTCATCATCCTGATACCAAATTTTAGGAGAAACTTTTGAATACGGAGTTTCTGTAAGAACTTGTGCGGCCTCTTGTTGAACCTCACTCCAACCTAAACCTGCTGCCGTAGCTTCTGTAATTTTTGCCCATGCATATCCACTACCTCCAAACCCTGCAAGTCTCATTGCTCCTCTTTGAGCTAATACTGCATTTCCAGATAGAAGTTCTGTTACACCTTCCGCTACGATATGTCCACTTGTTCTAATAACTTCGGCAGGGAAAGAAGCAAAACTACCTAATGGAGATTGTCTAAAAGACTTAACTCCTTTAGAAACTCGATCATAATTAAAGTAAGTATTCTTTATTTTTTCTGCTGCTTCTTTTTTAAGAGAAGCTATATCCCTACCACTTCCTTTGTGCGCTCTTTTTAAAAAAGCCAACTCATGTTCAAATCCGTTTATTTTAAAATAATCATCTACACCCATATAAATATCTTCAGCAATTTCTCCTGCTCTTGCTACAGCTTTACCAGCATAAGGAATATTTTTTATTTGAGCCGCTAAATTATCAATACTACTAGCATCAGCACCTGCATTGATCAAAGCTCTGAAATCTCCAATCCTTACATTTGTATTAATAATACCTAACTCAAGATAATCTTCATAGAGTTCTTCTAGTCTTTTATCTCCTCCTCTTAAAACTTCATTCTTTATAGTTTTAAAAGTTCTCCAGCCTTGTATTCGTTCCGGCCCTCCTCCCATAATTTTAATTGGACTAAGACCATTAGCTACACTAGCTTGTACTCCACCTAATAAATTTCTTATGCCTGTAATATGATTGAATACTGTAGCCGCCTTATTTGCAAATCCTTTTATAGATAGAAAGTTTTTAACAAAAATATTATCTGAGTATCCTTCACTAAATAAATATTGTTCTTGATCGTCTATTACCCTCTTCATTAAAGGAGTAGTATACTTACCGTTTAAATTTTTATTACCTGTTCCTGTTATTTTTACCCACTCTTTTCCTCCCCCTAGCTCTGGCTTCGCATCTACTTCCTTTAAAAGCCATTTCTGCTTAGTTCCAAGCTTATTCATATTTCTTAAAAATTCATCTCGCTGATAAAATCTAGACATTTTATTTACAGTGAGTATTAGAGAATCTATAGGATCTTCTATTTCTCCCATAACTTCTCTAATGGGATCAGGAATATCTTTTTTTGTTTTAAAAATAGGGGCTTGTAATCTACCCCTAGCAGTTGTAGGTTTAAATTCTCTTTGTGCTTCTGCTAATAAAGTATCTAGTCTAGACTCTGCTGCATTTGCTATTTGATCATCAGTTGCTTTTGCATATTGTTTTTCTGTCCTTTTTATTTTATTCCGTAAAAATCTTAAAGCTTTTTCTCTTGCTGGAGAAGCTGCCTTATAACTTTCATCTTCAAAAAGCTTATAGGATCTTCTTAAATATAAACCTAAATTGGCCTGTAATTTTCTTTTAATTATAGGATCAATAGCACTATCATTCATTATTTTAGAAGTAAGATCATCTATTATAAGTCTAGCTTCTAATGCATCAGCCGCTACATTTTTATCTAAATTATATTTTTTTGAAATTAAAGAAATCTTTTTTTCGTCAGATATTTTATCAGACCTTAAAAGCTCCATAAGTTTAGTTTCGCGCTGTTGTCGTTCTCCTATTGTTTTAAATTTCCCCTCTTGAAAATCAGCAGTAAGTAATTTCTTATCTCTTACTATAATGGTTCTTGAATCAGTTAGGAAATCCATAACACGTTCAGATGTTTTAGCATCTCCGGTGTTTTTTACAACATTATCAATAGAATTTTTTAATCTTAAAGAAGCATGTTCTGCTTGATTATCAATTTTACGTTGAGTAGCCAAACTGCTTTCAAAAGCATCTTGACCAGACATAACATTATAGCCCCTAGTAGTAAAGAATCTCTGCTTTATTTTTCTCCATCCTAAAAAACTATCTTCTTGATTTATAACCTGTCTTAATTCAGCAGCATCATCTACTTCTAAACCAGCATGTATTTTAGTTTGTGTGGTAGGGGGTATAGCTTCTTTTCGGGTTGCGTCTAAACCCTCTTTAACCATTTCTACTTTATCATCAGCATTTAGTTCTTTAGGTAGCTTACCTTTTCTTTTAGCCCAAGCATATATACCTACACCACTAATACCAATAGCAAAATCTATAGGAAGATTACCTACAATATTTTTAAATCTTTTTTCAAAATCTGAATCCTCTTCTCTCGGCGTTAGTTTTTGTGCTAAAGTCTCTTCTCTTTTTATATATTCCCCCAGAACATTTATTTCTGCATCACTAACTCCTGTATCGCTAGCGAACATAGAAACTACATTACCAATATTAGGATTAGTAATCCATTGATCAGTTAATATTCCCACGCTAGTCCCATGAAGAAAAGTAGATGTTTTCTTATATTTAGATGTTAAAGCTTTAAACGCTTTTGGAGATCTAAGTGCTAGTCTTGAAAGACCTCTGGCAACTCCATAACCTCCAACAAGATAACTCGCAAGATTTAATCCCATTCCTGCCGCAGTTTCTGTTGCAACAGCATAACCATCTTCATCTACAATTAAATCTTGTTCTTCTTGATCAGGATATAATAAACTTCTATAAGAAAACTTACCTTCTTTTTCCATTTCAGAAAGTTCTGTGGCTCTGGTTTCTCTGATCTCTTCCATCTTTTCGCCAACAGTTAAATCACCACTGGTCAATGCAGCCCTTGCAAAATCTAGGGGTTGTCCTATTGCACCTCTATAGATTCGTTTAAGGTCACGCCTAAACGGGTTATCAACATCAGGAGGAGTTAGACGTTCAGGGTCTTGATAGAATTCACTTCCTCTTTCATCTTCCGCTTTAGTTTCTTGCCAATCTGTATAGGCTTTATAAGTTTGAATATCTATAGGTACATCATCATATGTTTCGCCATTCTCGAAAGTAACTGTTCTTGTAGGTAAAGGCATTTACTATGCTCCTGATCCTGCAAATGTTCCAAAAGATGTAGTTGTATCTCTATTTCTCATAGCTAGATACTGTTCTAGTTCTCCTTCAAGTTTTGCTAGTTCATCTCTATCTGCTTGATTATCATTTACAGCCAGCCTATTTCTATAGCCTTGTATTTTGGCTTTTTTATTTTTTTCGTACATAGCTCTTTGAGTAGGTCTTTTAAGTAATTTATAATCATCAGGCCAATCCAGTTCTAAGTCTGGTTCTGGTTGTGGGTCTGGTTCTCCACCTACTACCTGTGTAAGCGAGCCTTCTGGAAACTCTAATTCTGGTAAATTACTAACCTGATTATTAGCCTCTTCAAATTCAGGATGTGGTATGCCCTCTTCTGGATAATTAAGAATTCTATTTAAAAGAGTTTCCCACTCATGCTCGGCTTTTACAGCTGATCTAAGATTACCGTAATTAGTAGGCTCTACTAATTCTTCATCAGAACCCAATAAAGTTTTTATATAATGCTGTTTTGCCGCTTCAAATTCTTCTGGATTTTCATTTCTCAACAGATCAACATTCCGCAAAGTTAGCTCCCTCTCTAAATTCTGAAAATGTGGGCCTTTAAGCCTTGATTCCATTATTATCAGTTCTGATTGTGTAGGAGGATTTTGTATAACTAAAGTTTTATTATCTTGATTATTTTCCATATACTCATCAAAAATATTTCTTATAAGTGAATGTTCTTCTGGGGTTTGCCAATCATTTAGACTAATAGAACTACCATCCTCTCTTGTATTTTCACGTACTAACGCTCGAAATTCTTTATATCCCTCTTGAGTTAGGAAAGGTGTAGCATCTGTTCTTGGATTAAAGTTTACTTCTAATGCTTGTTTTACTCTTGAATTAAATAACATTTGTGCCTCAGTACTTTCTGATAGTACAACATTTTTTTGAGCTTCCACAGTCTCAGGAAGCATATTACCGTTTACATCTACATCAAATGAATATATATCAATAGTTCTTCTTCCGTCTGGGCCTGTACCAATAGACGCTTGAGTTTGTTTATCTGGTTTATACTCTTCCATTCCTGTAATTTCATCTATCTTATCTTTCCAATATTGGGAAACTTCAGGTTTGCTGGAATCTTCGGCTGCTTTTGAAAAAGCTGATCTCCAGTTATTAGTAGCTTTAAACTCATCTACAGCAGTATTTAGATGGCTTATAGTTTCAAATTGACCACTTTGTTTAAAGTCTTGTATAGCTGTTGCCTGTCTTTCTTGTGTAGAATCCCCACCAAGAGCAGTAGTTACTCCTCTTCCTAGCCACCCCGTTATTGTTGTAGGCGTAGTAGGTTTTAGTACTCTATCCCGTTCTGTATGGAATTCTTCTCTAGTAGGTAAATTGAGAGCAATAGCAAGAGATTCATTATGTTCTTTTGCTTGTGGAATTGCCATATCTCTAGCAATAGTCCTAGCCCTCATATCTATTTCAGCCATATTCAACATTTCCCTACCACCTTTTTGTTCTTCAGTAAGTAAGTCTATTAGTTGAGTTTTAGCAGCTTCAAAATTTTGATCTTCAAAATAACTTTCAGCATCACCACCACTATTCTGTATCTGCTGCTCTGTATTTATTCGCCCTGCTGAATTAGCAGCCGCTTTATTGTACTCTCTTGTTAGATTTAAAACATTTTCTGAATTAAAGAAATCTTGAGACTTTTGAATTAGCCCATCTTCAATAATCTTAGCACCTAAAGGAAGCACAAGAGAAGCAATAGCCGCCCTTTTCTCATAGCGTTCTTGCCTCCTGCGTATCTGATCACGCCTATCCTGACTTTCTTTTACTAAACGTGTTCCTAAATCATCAATATCAGTCATAGCTATTCCCTTCCTAATAGGCTATCAGTAGGTTTATCTTCTTCTTCAGGTTTGGACAATAAACTGGAAACTGGAAGTTCTTCAATTTTTTCTTCTATATCTTTTGGTATAACACCTGCTGGAATTTCTTTAGAAGTAGAAAACTCTTTTAATTTATCTAGTTTTTCTTTACCAATTTCCATATTAAAAAGTGTTGCTTCATCATC